GTGCTGCGGACATCTAAAAAAAGGAAATGCACATGTTGGAAAAGTTGATTGAATATTGGCCTTTGTTGACCGCCGTTGCGACGGCATGGGCATGGTCAATGAAGTTGTTGGTTGGTATTTCACGGTCCATGCAATCCACCACGGACACGTTGACCCACCACACCAAGTTGCATGTCGAACACAAAAAGGCGTTTGACCTCATCACATCCAAACATGAATCCTTGAAGTCCGGGGTGCATCAGTTGGAAACATCCGTGGCCGTCCTACAAGCCCACGATACGCACGGCCCCGTCGCACGGGGATAACTTAGAAAAGGAACAACACCATGGCTACCGTATTCCCATTGAAATCTGATTCCCTTACGGGCGTCATCTATTCCGCACAAACCACGGATACGGATAGCCCCGTTGGTGCCGTCCAAATCACGACCGCCCAAGCAACGGGAACCATCCGTGGTTCCTTGAAGCAAATCTACACGGGTACGGTTTCGGGTCCACCTTCCCCCGGAGATGTCGCGGGTTTGACCATCGGTGGTGTGGATTATGCCTTCGTTGCATTTGACGATGGTACCGATGCCACGGCTACCGGGGTGACATCCGCCGCAACCAATGGGAACAAGTTGACCAAGCGGTTCACGCCCAAAGGAACCCCACGTCCCGCCGCAAAGCAAACGTGGACAACTACGGTTTCTGGTGCCCCCGGACTTGGGGATGTTGTGTCCTACACGATTGGTGGGACCACCTATTCCACCATGTGTTTGTCCGATGCGACCACGACAACCACGGCGGAAGCCTTGAAAGCCGCCGTGAACAATGGTTCCAAGGATGCCCGTTCTTTCGGCATCTATGGTTCCCCGATTAGCAATGATCGGGTGCATTGCGTCATCAATGGTGTTACCTACACCTATTCCGTTGATGGTGGGGATTCGCCCATTGACGTTGCCATGGGCCTTGCCGCCGCTATCAATGGTGATTCCGTCTATGACGTGGATCGTGCCGCCAACGTGATTTACTTGCGTGCCAAGGCCGTTGGTGCCCCGGTGGAAGTGACAACCTTTGTGGTTGCGGCCCCCGGTGGAACGACCATCACCGCCCCGGAAACCAAAGTGACGGGTACGGCCACGGGTTCCGATTGGGTCGCATCGCGTGTAACCAACCATGCCACCATCACCAATAGTGGCTTTGGCCCGGACAACACCCCGGTTTCCGTTGCCGTGACTTTGGATCAAGGTACCACCACGGTGTCCTCGGTCAATGTGGTTGTCGGTTGCTTGGCCGATACCGTGACCTTGAAGTTGGGCGGGGAAACCTTTTCCTTCGTCACGACCAACAACGTCACGGCGGATGTCTTGACGGGGATCGTTGCGGCGGTGTCGGGGTCTTACACAGCTTATTCCGATGGCGTGAACTTGTACGTCCGTGCCCCGGTGGGTTTGACCACAAGCATTGCGATCTCCTACACGGGTGCCGTGTCTTGGGCGGGTGCAACCTTGTTGTCGGCTACCACGGGTCAACGCTTGTGGAACGTTTCCAACGTTGATTCCGACATGACGGTGGAATACTTCAAGCCCGGCTTGGAAGGGCACGATGCGGAGATTTCATCCATCCACACGGGGGACATTGGATTTTCGATTTCGGAAGACCAAGCGGGTCGTGATGGGGACATCGCCGCATTGTCGGATGGGGAAACCACGTTTTCCTATGAAACCCAAAACGGGGATACGGTCAACGAAGTAGCCATTGGCATTTGGGAAGCCATGAACGGCAAATCCCAGTTCGGTGTGTCCTACGCCACGGATACGGACACCATCGCAAAGCAAGGGCCATTCGTCTTGACCGATGTTTCGGTTTGGAAGAATGGTGCGGGCGGTGTCGCATTCACCATTACCGATGTCCAATCGGCATCGGCACCATTGGCGGTGACGGCACCTACTTGTTTCCGTTTGGATGGGGCCACCACGGCGTTGGTTGGTTGTGCCTTGTTGGGCGGAACTTCTTACAAAGCCCATGTATTCTTGCGGATGGATAGTGATCCGTTCCCGGCGTGGTATGAAGATTCTTCTACCGTGATTTCGGGCAACCAAGTCGTGACCGTGAATAGCACGGGCTACGATTCCATCACGGTGCAAGTGGACACCTTTGTTGGAAACGGCGTGGCGCAAGTCACCTTGCAAGGGAGCAAATAACCATGCCCGGTACACACGTTGACGAAAAGCATTGGAACATGGCGAAGGAACAAGCCAAGGCCGAAGGCTTTGAAAAGAACTACGCCTACATCCAAAGCATCTACCAAAAGATGATCAAAGGTGCGTCCAAAGATCCACGGTCGGCGGCGGCATTTGAACAACTGAAAAAGGAACACAAGAAATGAAGAAGCCCTACTTGGTTTGTTTGGCATTGTCCTATTTGGTCGGATGCATCATTGGTTCGGCTTGTAGTCGTACATCCTTGGTGGTTGAACCCACCAAGGATGTCGATGATGTCGTGGAACTTCCAACAAGTGACACGGGAACTTCTTTGCCGGGATCGCCAACACCGTAGAGCCACGATGGTAAATGGTAGTTCCAAAGGGATTCAAGGGCGGGATGCCTGATAAAAGGATTAGATAACGGGTGGTGTGAGGATGATGGATTTATCCGAATCAAAAGATGATGACACCATCGAAGACATCGTGGATCGTCTTTTGGCGGATGATACGGAACCTACGGAACAAGAGAAGGAAGAATGGTTCAAGCGAACGCAATGGGTTGAACTTCCTTTGATGCCCGTGCCCACAAGCAAACCCAACAAGAAAGGTGATTGACATGGAAATCATCGTAGCTTTGACACCATTCGTTACTGGTTTGGTTTCCCTTTGTGCCGCCCTTTCCACGGTATTGCCACCCCCGGACTTTGGTGGTGTGCAATCATCGTTGGCTTATAGATTGACTTACACCGTCATCAACGCCATCGGATTGAACGTGGGCCATGCAAAGAACACCACCGCCCCCAAGTAACAACCTTCAAGCTTTGTACTTCGTGGCGGACAAGCCCGTTGTCCTAGCCCCATGGTCCATCCTTGAAACACCCGAAGGTTGGGTTCTCCCCGCCGGACCCCGTGGCTTTGATGGCCGCGATGGGCGTGACGGCTTGGATGGTGCCCAAGGTCTTATGGGACCTCAAGGCCCAATGGGTCCGATGGGTCCACAAGGACATCCGGGGACATCCACAACAACGGTGATCCATCGGTATGAACGACCCGCCCCGCCAAGGCCGTCAAACGGCCCTATGTCCGTAGTTTCACCTCCGGTGGGTTCTAGGGCGACCGATGGCATTCCCGTCCGTCCTAGCCCAACGTCGAAAGGATCTATGGGCGGTGTTGGCCGTGGCAAGATGCCCGAACCGAATCCGACCCGTTGGAACTATAATCCCAAGACCGATGGAAAGTTGCTTGGATTGAAAAGCCCATCACCATCTTGCGGGTGGGAATCCTTTAGTCCATCCGGGCATAAGCGGTAGAAACGAAGTTCAACTTGATCTTGGGTCGTTTTGACGAACTTTTTGTGTCGTGGAACATAGCGTCATCACTACGTTATTCGGGATTTTTCGTGTGACCGCTACGTATGGATAGCGGGGATCTTAACATCTATCCCCTACCCCTGCACCCCACCCCTAAGACAAGAAGCACTAAGCCTATGTAGCGGTCACACTATTTTTCGTCGGATTCCTTATTGGTTTCTAAGTAGTTACACGATTTTTTTTGATCAATGGTCACATGACTTCAAAGCCGCTTCGCGGCGGTGACCACAAGGAACCCGTTCTTTGCGTGACAAAGGATCCCGGATCCCTAAGCGGAACGGAAATCCAACACCAAATCCAACGGGATCGGCAACCCCAATGCCCAACGGATACAACTCTGTCAACGATGACCGTGCCATTAGGCGGTTTTCCCTAGTGGCCGGAGCTTTGCATGGGCAAACGAGGTTATGAAGGTGTGTGAAGATTGAAAGGGCACACAAGAAAGTTCTTGACGGCCATGAAAAAGATGGTAAGGTGATGGTGGACGTAGCGGCAATGGCCGTGACACCTTGAACCTAAACCAAAACACAACCTAAAACATAACCTACCAGCCGCGATTTGAAGCTTGGCAACTTCTAAATGCAACCCCGATGACCGGCGGCTCTACAAGCTCACGTCAACGAAAAAAGGAACCTTGAAAATGAACTTGGAAGAACAACTATCGCTACGGCAAGCGGCTAACTTGATGAAGGTGACCAAGCAAAGGGCTTGGCAGCTTTTGCAAGAGGGCACGCTTGATGGCGTGATGTTTGATTCTTTCCTGATCATTTCCAAGGAAAGCGTGGATCGGTGGGTGGCTTCCAAGGAAGCGAAGAAGTCACCCACCGTGTCCATTCCAAAACCAACGTTGGAAGAAGATTTCAACAACTACTTCACGGAAACCTATGGGACGGTGAAATAGAAAAAAGGTTCCCGCCCCGCCTTATTGTTTGGCGACGTAAGCGGAACGGGAACTAAAGGAACGTGCCATGAAGTCTACCAAGATCACCAAAAAAGCACAAGAAGCCAAGCGGGAAGCGGCTAGGCTTCGCAAGCAAAAATCCCGTGCATCCCTTGAAGCGAATGGGATGCATCGTGTTTATGTGTCCATTGGTCAAATGGACAAGAACGCAATCCTTGCCATTGGGGACTACTACGGTAAGACCCCAAGTGAAATCGTGTCCATCCTTGTTGAAAGCCACATCCTTTCGACCCCAGATGGGAGGATGCCACAAGAAGCCGGATGCTTGTGGGAATCCACGGAAGCGGATTTGGACATCACCGTCACCAAAGAAATCCACCACGCTTTGACCCGGTACGGCACCTTGATGACGCCGGGTGAAATCATCGAAATCCTAATCGGATTGGAACTTGACCCTACATGGGATTCAGATGACCCAACTTTGTTGGGTTCCTTTGTGGATGGTGATGATGTCATCATTGAACCTACCAAGATGATGTCGCACCCGATGGCCTATTGGCGTCGTCGCAATCGTCGGTATCAACAAGCCATCGCTTTGGGAAAAGACCGCGAAGAAGTGTGGCCCGATTGGGGCAATGCTTTTGGGCGTGCCATGACATCCCATCAAAGCGAATGGGCCTATGGTGCCACCAAGGCGTCACGGCATGATGTGAAAGCATCGGATTTTGATTCCAACGTGGTGTACTTGAACTGGTCTAAGGAACCCGCATTGGATTTGGACGATTTGTTGGAAGCGGCATGAAAACGCGTAAACCAAAAGAAGTGAAACCTGAAAAATCAAAGAACCCACTTTTGGATGTGCCATCCCCACCACTAACGATCCCACAAGGTGCCGCTTTTTGGGAAGCCATGCTGGCAAGCCTTGAAAAACACATGAAAGAGGTTAGTGATCCTAAACGTTGATGTCTTTCCAAGGTATGTTAGAATAGACACTAGGACACGGTAGACAAAGGTAACGGAACATGGAAATCTTTTGGACAATCGAAGAAGTCGCTAAGGAAGCCAAGTGCCACCATCGGACGGTACGCCGTGCCTTGGCCAAGGGAAAAATCATCCCGGACCCGGACGAAAGTCGCATCCGCCGTCGGTACATGTTTCCCCAAGCGGAAGCCTTGCGGTGGCTTTGTGTGGATACGCCCCAAGCTGTGATGAAGTATTTGAAGGACTAGAACATGAACGATTTGGAAAAGAAGTTGGCGGCATGGGGGGAAGTGACAAGTGTTTGTTTCATCGTTTATGGGTTCCGCACCGAAATGCTTGTTGGAAACAATGGGCAAAGCAAATCATGGGTGACGGAAGTTCCGCCCTTGTCCACGGAAGATCCAACCTTCGCCCCACAATGGGACCATTTGTTTGGGCATGATGTCCGTGCATGGATCAATGGTGTGGACTTGAACAAAATCTGGGAAAACTTGTAGGACTAAACGATGCCACCACGTAAACGACAAACCGAAGCACAAGTCATCCTAGCCGCACTACGTCAACGGATGGTGGAACGGGAACTTTCCTACACCGCCGCCAAAGCGGACTACGAAGAAGCCGAAAGGTTGTATTCCCAACTTGGTCAAATCCGAACCCGCTTGGCCCATTTGGAATACCTTGCCACGGGGAACAAACGATTGACCCCGGCGGAAGAAGAACAAAGGGATTCCAACATCCCGTGTCCGACATGCCCGGATTTGAAACCTGATTTGGTCGCACCGGATGATTGTCCCGAATGCGAAGGGGAAGGCACGATTGAAGTCATCACCAACCCCCAAGGTGAAATGGATGCCCACAAGGCATGGGAAGAAATGACCGGGGAATGCCTTACCGAAGTTCACCACACCATCCCCGCCTTGACCAACAAGATTGAACCCATCGTACAAGAAGCCCGCAAAGCCGCATGTGCCCAAACCATGACGTTCAACCTTATTGAAATGGCTTCGGAGGATGACCCACAAACGACGGAAACCGTCTACGACATCTTGGCTAGCCTTACGGTGGCCGAAGCCACGCCTAGCCCAAGGTCGATGCCAAAACCCAACATGTTTGCCGATGGCATTCTTGATGTCCCCAAGGCCAAGAAGCCCAAAGTGGAAGTGTTTTCCCCGGCACCGCCCAAGCCCCAAATCATCGCCTATGCCGTGCAAAAGGCTTTCCCTTTGTCCATCCGCTTGATGGGTGAAATCAAATCCAACTTGACCCCGGATGATGACATCATCGAAACGGCGGAAACAACCTTTGAAGGTTCCCCCGAAGAACTGCGGGAAGCCTTTGCACAAGCCCAAACTTTATCGGAACAAGCCCAAGCACATGGTTGGTCTGGTGAAATCATGGTCATCCAACACACCAAGGATACCGACGTTTGTTTGTGGTCCGCCAAATATTGCCGGGAATAATGGGCATCGTCATCCGCCGCAAGGATCAGGTCATCAAGGACACCCGGCGTGGGCATTGGCCGGAAGGAACGCTTGGTGATTTTATCTGGCCACCATTGGAACCATGGACCCTTGAACGGGTCATCAACTTGTTGGAACGACATCGTGCATGGGAAGGGCGGGACGATCCAAAACTTTCTACACCACGGGGTGGTTCCGCTAGCCGACCAAGAGTTCGTGACGATGCAACTCCTACCCGTAAAGGATGGAACCAGAAAAGCCGATTGGATCGCAAGCCCGAAAGCATGGCCAAGTTGACCAAGGAAGAACGCCGTGCCGCACATCAACGTGGATTACGGAAACGCTATGGGCCACCCTTGACACCCGAAGAACGTCGGGAACGCATCAACGCACGGGATCGGGCCAAACGTGCGGAACATCCATTACCGCCAAAGAAACCCAAAGCCGCCAAGCCACCGAAAGAGCCACAACCCAAGGCACAACCAAAGCCTTTTGTGCCGTTGACACCTGAAGAACGGAAAGCCCGTCATGCGGAACGTTCTCGCATCCGCCGTCAAAAGTTGAAAGAAGAACTGATCATCCTTCGGGAACTTACAAAGTCTGTTTTGCACGAAAAAGTTCACTAGAACGTCTATAGGACCTGCATAGTAGATGAAGGGCCTAGGAATGGCCCACAACAAAGGGGAAGGACATGGACAAGGAAACCATCAGGCTAACAAAAAGAATGACCCAATGCCGCACCCGCACACGGGTGAAAGTGCTTCGTCGTGGGATGAACCGTGTCAAAGGGGTAGACATGGACACCTTGGATTTGGTGATGCCCAATGGGACGAAGCAACAATGGTCGGTCAACGTGGCCAATCGGGATTGCAGGACAAACTGGAAATCGTTTACGGACGCCTTCAATGCACAAGTTGAACGCAATGGTGCGAATCCACCAGAAAAACCCGTGTATTTGTTTGTCACATCCCACATGAACCACAATAACTTTGAGGTGTTCACATGGGAACCAACAACCAAAGAAGCACCACCTCCACCCCCGGAAGATCCAATCACCGATTGGTTTGGCCCCGCCAAACGCCCAACCTTTGAATGGGGGATCACCGATGAAGACTTCCGCTAACGCCTTGGACCACATGGACGCCATCTTGGAACGCATCCAAGGGAACTTGGACTTGTTGATTGCACGCTACGAAGCCAAGCTTCCGCCACCGATGTCCCGTGCGGAATGCGAAGCTTTGTTGTTCAAAGTGGGCGATGCCATCCGAAAACAAGAAGCCCTTGCACGAAATGCACGAAAGAACTAACCTTTATAGCGGAGGAATCCTATGACCCGTCGTTCCAAGCCCGTCCCAATCCCACCCGAAATCCTTCCAAACTTCGTCTTTACGCCGTTGGAACAAACCAACCATGCAATCGATCAGGTGCGGAAGGCCAAGGATCTTCGTCCCGAAGACATCCCACCGGGGGAATGGGCCAAAGCTTCCATCATTACCGTGATGACCACGACCAAACAAATCGTGGATTTCCTCGGACCCAAGGACACACCAAGGGGAACGCCACACCTGAAAGCGATCTATCGGATCACGAAGGAACTTCGGAAGCGTTTGTCGGATGACCCAACCTTGTGGGCGGATGCAATCGAAAGCCAAGACGACCCCCGCATCACCTATGCGTTCAAACACATTTTGGCATGGCGTCGTGCAACCCACCATTTGTTGCACCGTGCGACTACGGGCACACAACGCCGTCAATACGTCGAAGATTTCATGGGGGCTAGCTAAGATGCCCGGAAAGAACAAAACATCATCCAAGTTGGTACGTGCGGCAACAAACCGTCCAATCATTTTGAAGATGCGTTTGGAAGGTCATAGCCTTGATGACATCGCCGCCCATTTGGGTTTGGCACGTTCAACGGTTCACCAGAGCATTACCACGTCCTTGAACAAGCTACATGAAGAAGCATCTTCTAGTGCGGAACAAGTCCGTGCCTTAGAAGATGCCCGTTTGGATGGGATGTTGAAAGCCATTCAACCAAAGGTTGACCAAGGTGATCCACGGGCTATTGATACGACCTTGCGTATCCAAGCAAGGCGTGCCGCCCTATGGGGTTTGGATTTGACCAAACCCATGGATTCGTTCGCCAAAGCGGTGACCGAACTTTTGTCTGCTGATAACGATGGAACCGAAACATGAAGAACTTGCACGTCAATCCCTTACAACACGCGGCACAAAAGATGTTGGCGAAGTTGGATGAAATCGATCCCGATGATGTATCCGCCATCACCTTGTCCGTGGTGTTGAATCCACCGGAAGAAGTGGATGAACCCGAAACCAAGGCGGAAGCTAAGAAGGAAGAAGTCACCGGGAAAGAACCCAACGGGAAACCTGAAGGGGAATACAACGGTGCCGATGATGAAGCGGATGAACCCAAGGACAAGCCCAACGCTATTGGACCCAAGACCCGGAAGTAACACTTGGAACCGTTCAAGCTATCCGTCCCCGCCGCGAAGGAAGTTTTGGAATGCAAACATTCGTTTGCTTGGTTTCGCCGTCATCTGAAAATCATCAACCGGGAAACATCCAAACTTGTTCGTTTCAAGTTGAATCGTGCCCAACTTGAACTAGAAGATTTCGCCAACAAGCATTCGTTCCGGTACATCTTGAAACCCCGGCAACGTGGTTCCACCACCTATTGGATCGCACGGCTTTTCTGGAAGGCATTGTTATACAAGAACCATCGTAGCCTTATCGTGCTTCACACACACGATGCGGCTTTGAAGGTTTTCCAGATGGTGGAAAGGTTCTATGACAACCTTCCAGATCTTCTAAAAGTTCCTACCACCAAACGTTCCAATGGGGAGGTTATCTTCGCCCATGGTGGTGTGATCCGTGTGACATCCGCCGAATCGGCATCGGCCCGGTCATCCACCTACAACGCCATCTTGATGTCCGAGTTCGCCCACTACGAACACGCCACGGAAGCCATTGCCGCTATTCTCCAAACCTTGACGGAAGATGGGGAAGTTACGTTGGAAACCACGGCGGCGGGCATCAACCATGCACAAAGGATGTGGTTGGATACGGCATCCGGGTTTGCCAAGCTGTTTTTGTCATGGCGGTATGACCCAGATTGTCGGGACAAGGTATTGGCACCGGGCGTGATCATCACATCCGTAGTCATGGACTTCGCCGCCGAAAACAACCTAGATGAAGAACAAACAAACTGGATGGCTAGGACGCTTGCCCAAAAGTGTGCGGGTAACATCCGCATCTTTTGTCAGGAATACCCGCTAACGGCGGAAATGGCGTTCGTTTCATCCGGTGACCGCGTGTTCCCCCACTTGTCCTATCCCCATGGGGACGACAAACCTTGTGGCTTGATCACCTTGGAAAGCCCATCCATCGGTCGGTGCGTGGTCCTTGGCGTGGATACGGCAAACGGGTCGCAACTTGGAGATGCATCCGCCCTTGTAGCTATTGACGTGGCAAACCGACAACAACCCGTCCTATTGGAAACTTTCCAAGATCGATTGACCATCCCCGACTTTGCACAAGTGGCTTACAACATGGCAAAGAAATGGGATGCCCTTACGGTGGTGGAAACCAATGGTATTGGGCAAGGTACGTTGGACAACATGCGGCAAATGGGATGGGGTAAGTTCTACCGTAAGGTCAAGCACGACAAGATCGAAGATCGGTGGCAAGAAACCATCGGGTTCAACATGACCGAAGGGACCAAGGCGATTTTGGTGTCCAAGTTGCACCAATACATCGGCCAACGGATGTTGGTGAACGTCCATCGGGAATACCGCCTACAAGCCCAAATCCAAGCGTGGCAATACGACGATAAGGGCAAACCGACCCACCCGCCGGGCCAACACGATGACCTTTTGATTGCGTGTGGCCTAGCCCTTTGTGGCATGGATGAAATCGGTATGTCCGAAGTGGAAGCCTCTGTGTATGCCAAACGCCCGGTTGGTGTGGATCAGATCCTTGCATGGGAACATGCAACGGGGAACATCTACTATGGGAATGAAGATTTTGGGGATGACGCATCATCCAATGACCACCAACCCTTGCAATCGTTGCAAGATGTCCTTGGGGCAAGGTGGTGAAAAATAACCACTTGCATACTATTTCCTGTTCCCCTATTCTTATCCACTAAGGGAACCACCTTAGCGGTGGTTCTTCAAACAAACACGGTGCCGCCCACCTAAAGGGGCGTAAAGGTAGTAACCATGGCGTCAATGCCCGATCGGGAATCCATCGTAGCCAAGATGGAACAACGGATGCAAGAAGGTCAAGTTCCGGCGGAACAAACGACCCCAACCCCATCCGATGTTGGTCAAGGGAATCAGAACCCACCGACGCAAAATGCCCAATCCACCGATGGTGGCCAAGCACAAAATGCGTCGGGTTCCGAAAGTGCCAAGAAACCTTATGGTGATGGAACCCCGAGCGGGTCAACCCAAGCACCAAAAGATTCGACGGCACCCAAAGCGAAGGAAGAACTTGATGAATCCGGGCACCCCGTGCCTTATGGTCGATTCAAGAACGTCATCCAAGCACGGAACGATTTGCGTAGTAAGTTGGATGCGGCAACCGCCAAGATCCAAGAATACGAAGCACGTTTGGCAAATGGACCCCAAGCCAACAAACCGCAACCCAAAGCCAAAGACCCGGTGGATCAATGGGTGGATGATGTCCTTGGTAATGACCAAGAACAAAGCCCGACCAACAATCCATGGGAACCGGAACTTCGGACGACCAAGCAACAACTGCATGCAATCCAAACCCACATTGAAGGGCAAAAGTTGAATGCGGAACTTGCAGACATCGCACAAAAGTTTCCCGGTGTACCACGACGGGCCTTATTGGAAGCGGTTGCGAAAGATTCAAAGGTGGATTTGTATGACCTTGCGGAACGGTTCCACACGGGCTACGAACAAATCCGCCAACAAGCCATTGCCGAATACCTTGCGGAACAAACCAAGGCGGGAACAATCCAACCACAAGCCAAAGCGGCACCACCTCCGGTGCCACCTACGGTGAAGACGGGTGGGCACATTAGCCCAAACGTCAATAGTGGAAGTGAACGTCCCCGTACCATGGCGGAAGCAAGGAAGCGTGCATTGGCCCGATTCGGCATTACGGAATAAACGACCCGTGGTAACCAATCCATCGGTCTAGGAAAAGATCATGGCTGCTTCCTTTTCGTCCCTTGGGGACATGCTTGAAGAAGATTACCTTGGTGTAATCGAAGATCAGTTGAACGAAGACGTATTCATGTGGGAACGCATGGAAAAAGCTACGTGGACCCGCGAAGGTTCACACGCCATCGTCCCGTTGAAAGTTGCCCGTAACTCGGGTGTTGCCTTCACCGGTGGGGCTTTCCCAACGGCGGGTGCCCAGCAAGTCAAGCGGATGGTGATCAATAGCAAGAAGCTTTACGGTTCCATTCAAATCCCCGGCGACATCATGGCGGCGGCGGACAAGGGCGGCACACATGCTTATGTGTCCGCCGTTGAACTTGAAATGGACGGCATCCGGGATGACATCGCCCGCAAGGCCAATACCGCCGTTTTCTCCGGTGGTCCTTGTGCCGGGTTTATCAATGAACACAAGAATCCGGGTGCGGCTGCCGATTGGCAGTTCCGGGGTGACATTGACAAGCTTGCGGCATTGGTTGCCGCCGGTGGTGCCCCCACCGTGTCCGTCATTCGTCTTGACACTTACGCCACCTTGTCCGCCGCCCTTGCGGTGAACTCGGTGAACGTGAATGCCTTGACGGTCAACTTGGATACGTTGAACACCAGTGCCGTTGGCACCGGGTTCGCGTGTGCCTTGGTGATTGACGGTGGTGATGCCACGTTCTTGGCCAACTTGGCTTTGGAACCCACGGGCATCTACGGCAACTTGGCCCTCCCGACCCACTTTTCCATCGATCGCACGACGGCCACGGGTTTCCCGACGGTTCAATCGTCCATCGTCACGGCGAAGCAAACGGGTGACCATGCGGCACAGGATTTGACGGTTGCGAACATCGCCGCCGCCCTTTCCACCATTGTCCGCAAGGCCGGTTCCAAGGTTCGCCCCAACGTGATTGTTTGCTCCCCCGAGCAGTTGAACAAGTACCAAGCGGTTGTCCAAGTGCAACTGCGGACGAACTTGGAAAACAAGAAGGGTGGTGCGGCCAAGCAGTTGGATGGTGGTCCGTTGTCCGTGTCCTACGCCGAAATCCCCTTGGTTGGGGACATCGGTTGCGGCTTGGGCATGATGATCTTCTACAACGAAGATTCGTGGAAGAAGGTCGAACTGAAGGCGGGCACCTTCAAGCAACCGGATGGCTTGACGTTCCGTCAAGTGATTTCGGGTGGTGTTGCCCAAGATGAATGGGCGGCATACTACTCGGCCTATTGGGACATCATCTGCAAGCGTCCCAATGCCAACTTGATTTTGGTTGGTTTGACGCCGTAACCCAAAGGTTCTTAGTGGTGGGCCGGGACATCCTCCCCGTCCCGGCCCACCACGGGTTCCGAACCGTCCCTATGGGGACACAATGGGTGTAACGGTATGACGTGGTTCCTAATCAACATGTTGCTAGCCAGTGCCTTTGTGGCTTCCATTGTTGGGAACTACTTGTTGTTCCGTTACGCCTACCGAACGAAGAAAGCCCAAAGCGAAGCGGACAAGTACATCCCCATCAATACGATGGCGGACTTGCAAGCGGTCAACGACATCCTTGGGCGTGGTGATGAACTTCCCATTGCCTATGGGGAAATGGACCTTCCCGACCCCAATACCGCATCTTGGCGGGAGGTGCCTTATGGCAACAACTGATCCACTTTCCAACCAAACATCCGCATTGACCCCATCGAAAGCGGGTTGGGCTAAGGACAACCCTTTTGGGGAAGCCTACAAGCCCGATGACCCCCGTTCCGTTGCGGCACGTCAAGCTTTGGCCGAACAAGCCAAAGCGTCCAATGAAAATGAAGGTGACACGGTATTGGGCGGAATCGGTGGTGTCATCGGTGGTGTCATCGGTGCCTACTTTGGTGGCCCCATGGGTGCCGTTGCCGGGTTCAAAGCGGGTCAAGGTGTTGGTAAGGGAGTGTCCGAACTTTCCACCGGGCGGGACGACAAGGGTTTGCAAGACGTTCTTGGTATTTCCGCTTTTGGTGACATCGTTGGAAAGGACAAAAAGAAAAACCCAGATGGAACGGAAACAACCGATGGCACGGATGTCGGAGATACGGCGGGTTCCGACCTTGGTGCCGAAACGGCGGTGGTGTAATGAAAGCGGATGTTACGGGCTACATCAAGGAAGATGATCATCCCATCGAAGTAGATGCGGATGAACTGGTATTCCCACCCAACATGGGTTCCATCTTTGCGGATGCGGTGATTGAACGTCAACCCGAAGCCCGTATTTGGGACGTATGCCGTGCTTACTTGGAAGATCGCCAGTTCCTTTTGATGGAACGTGCCACCCAAAACTTCGTGCAATCCATGGCCGTTGCGGATAGCGGTCGCAATCGCACGATGATCAATCTCTTGAAGCCCATTTTCCGTACCTTGAATAGTTTGTTGTCCACGTCCTATCCGGGTTTCCGTGTATCCCCGGCATCTCCAACAACCCAAGACATTGCCAAGGCACAAGCATCGGCCATGGCCCTTGAATGGTATTGGCAAGAAGAATCCATCCAATACACCCTTGGCAAAGCCATCCGTTGGTTGGTGGTCACGGGCAACACGGCCATCCGGGAATACTGGGACGAAGAAAAGAAGAAGGTTTGCACGGCGGTTTATAGCCCCTACGACATCTTGTTTGAACCGGGCACCATTGACCCCGATGAATCCGATTGGATTGCCTTGCGGCACCTTCCCAAGCGGGAAGACTTGAAGAAAGCGTATCCACGGTTTGCCGAAGAAATCGATGCCGCCGCCGCCATCACCGAACGGGATCAACAAGACCCACGGCAGTTGAAGGTTCCTAAGAATCGGATTGAAATCTACGAAGTCTATTGGCGTGATGGCCGTCGTGCCGTGTGCTTGAAGGACATCTACTTGTTCCAAAGCCACACACCTAAGGGAATCTTCCCCGTGCAGTTCATCCGTTACACGGACATCCCCGGAAAGTTGTGGGGCATGGGCGTATTCCAAAGCCTTATTGACTTGCAAAACCAATACAACCGTGGTCGCCAACTGGTATTCGATTCCGCCGACTTGATGGCCAATCCCATTTGGATGGTCCCCAAGCAATGTGGGATCACCAACAATGGTATTTCCAACACCCCCGGTAAGAAGGTGTGGTACGACCCTAGTGGTGGGACGCCACAACGGTTGCCCGGTGTCGGTATGCCCGGTGATTTCTACACCAACTTGCAAACCATCCAAAGTGAAATCCTTGATTTGTCGGGCGTGCATAGCACCACCATGGGTAAGCGGGCGGTGGGTATTTCAAGTGGTGTGGCCATCAAAGCTTTGTCGGCTTTGGACATTGGGCAACTTCAAATGACCCAAGACCACATCGAACAAGCCGTCAAGGAAATGTGCAAGTGCGTTTTGGTCTTGATGCAAACGTACATGACCGAAGGTTTGGCGGTGAAGATGTTGTCCTTGGCGGGGCGTGTGGTCTACAAGGAAATCCAACAATCGGATTTCGTGGAAACCCCCAACGTCCAACTTGAAGCCAATAGCTTGTTCCGTTCGGAAGGCGAGGATAAAGATGCCCAAACGATGCAACTCTTGCAAAACAAGTTGATCACCCCGGAACAAGCCAAGGCACGGTTGACGTACCACACGGGGGATTTGGACGCCTACAAGAAGATGATGGCATTTAGCCAAGCCCAAGAAGCCTTGTTCGTTGCATGTGGGCATGCGGGTGCGGACAAGGGCATTGAAATCCTTCCAACGGATGACCTTGATGCCTACGCCACGGTGTTCGCGGAGTTCATCCAAAGCCCCGACTACAACTTGCTTCCGCCCGATCGGCAACAATACGTCCGTGACATCCTTGTTCGCTTGAAGAACCCCACGGCAACGGCGGAACAATACGGACAAGAAGCTACGGCAAAGATTTGGCCGGTACAACCGACGAATCCACAAGATGCGGCATCGGACATGGTTGCAAGCCAAACGCCCCTTGCGGGGGCACAGGTGTTGCAAGAACAACAGCACATGCACGCCATGAAGCAATCCTTGCAACAAGCGGGACTTCGGAACCCCGAAGGGAATCCTTCCAATCCGGTTAGCCCCATGGCACCCACACCAACACAAGGAGTGATGCCCTAATGGCTACCGTCACACAGGTTTCAGCATTGTTTCGTCAATACATTGATGAAACCGATGATTCGTGGTTGGAAAACAACATCCCGGTTTATCTTCGGTTTGGCTATGCCCAAATGCGTCGGATGGCCCAACAAGCCGATCCCTACGCATTGGCTATTGAAGCCCCACCCATTTCTTTGACCAATGCCATGCAATACGATTTGTCTTTGACGACAAACCCCGTTCGCTTGCTGGGGAATCCTTTGGCGGGTTTGACGGGACCACGGTTGCAAAAAATCCTCCAAGTCCAATCGTTCAATGTGGATGGGACGGTGAAGTACATGTGGAAGGGCGTGGGTTCCATCCGGGAACTTCGTCGTTATTCATGGGCGGGTGGGCAAGTAAGTGGTGGGTACGGACCCGCCCAATACTTCTTGCAAGGCAACTTGATTTTGTTCGCCGCCCAGATCACGGAACCCAACTTCACCATCACCTACTTCCCCGAAGATACGGTGGATTGGACCAAGAATGGTCAATCGGACAATGAATACATCGACAACTTCGGGGACTTCGCGGACTTGATTGCTTTGTTGGCTTACCAACAATACGCCATCCGCGACGGCATCAACAACCCCGGTGTTCTTGCGGCAACCCAAGATCGCAAGGCGGAGTTCAATGCCTATTTGGCTACGGGTCGGGATGTTCCCGGCCATGATCACGTCGTTCGGGAATACTGATAGTTTTCAAGGACTTACCCTATGGCAATGCCCGGTGACGACATTGAAGTCCTAGCCCCCGGAACGGATGTGAATGACCCGTTGAAGGGTTCGTTTACGCAAAATCTGTTCATGCGTAAGGGTGCGTGGGAAATCCGTGCGGGGTTTGGACAACTTACCCAGAACGATTGCACGATGTTGGCCCCGGATTTGGGGAATAGCATTGCCCATGGGTACACCAAGATCCTTGGTAGCCAAATCATCACCACGGACTTTGGACATCGGCAAATCGTTACCATCCTTTCGGCTAAGGTCTATACGGCCAATAGCTTTGATCTGGGACAATGGGCCGATGTGGTGGCTATCTCCATCTATGACGAAACCGCCAATGCACGGTGGGAAGAAATCTTGACCCGCCACACGTCCGAAAACAACCCGACATCCACGCAAATGGATGGGTGGCATGGCACCTACGAAACGAACACCACCACGAACTACACGGCATGGATCACGACGAACGATGAACCCGTTTGTTTGGTTGAATACAATGACACTTTGTACTTTGGTTCAAGTGGCATTGGTTTGTGGGCGTACATCCCGGCGGATTTTGCCCGTGGTGTAGGACGCTACAAGGCAATCAACGGGATCTACTCCGTCAACAACAATGACCCCTATTCGGAATCATCCTTGGTGATCCCCGTGACGCCCGCACCGGGTCAGTTCGCAAATGCCTACACCTATTTGGATACCGCTAGCTTCCCCGTTCCGGCGGACCTTGCGGTGTTGGATAATCGGTTGGCCATTGCCGCAAACAAGACGGTGTGGTTTTCGGACATCGGGCGTCCCACATCCATCATTTCCACGAACTTTGTCACCGTCCCATCCGATGCACCTATCACGGCCATCGGTGAAGCCAATGGAAATCTCCTGATTTTCACCCCGAACGAAACATGGTTGTACCAACCATCGGTGGGTGCCCTTACATCCGCCGGTCGGATGACCAAGATTAGCCAAGACATCGGTTGTTTGAACCCACAAGCCAAGGTGCGTGCCGAATCCGCCCTTGTGTGGGCATCCAAGCGGGGCATCCATTCAAGCCAAGGCACGTTGGATTTGAATACCATTTCGGAACCCATCCGTCCGTTGTTCGATGAAGATGTGACAAACCCTTTGACGAACTATTTCCAAGCATCCGGTGTGACCACTTTGGCAAACCCACAACCACGGCTTGTTTGGGATTGGGCGGATACCACGGGTGTCAATGTCACCTATGAAGCCCAACAAAACATGTTGTTGGTTTGTGTCCCGGCAAAGAACTTGATCTTGTCCTACCAACGTGGGGCATGGTCCTTTTGGAACACGGAATCCCTTGCGGTGAACTCGTCGTCCGACGTTGGCATTGATTCCTATTTGAACCCAAAACGCATTCAAGCTTTGCAAGGGGATTTGTATCTGGTAGGGGGTATTGAAACGTACATCCCCCAAGATGGCGTTCCCACCAATAAGGATGATTCCAAGTCCACTTCCTTCTTCATCACAAAGTGGGGTCGCGGTGGTGGCATTGATCGTTCGGTTTCCCTACCCGAAGATGCCCGGTCTTTTGCCGGATACTATGAACTGTCCAATCCATTGTCGGGTTTCATCTTGGACAAGCCAATCCAACTTCCGGCGGGATGGGTTAGCCCATTCGGACAAGTGGCACCCGCACAAGGATGGCTTTTGGTGCCCGTTCGTGTTTGCACCATTGCCGATGATGCCGTACCGCAAAAGCTTCGCTTGTGGTTCGATTTTGACAACACGAACTGGAAACCCGTGGTCAAGGCCGTTCAACCTCCGGGACATACCCAACTTGACGTGGTGTTCCCATCGGAACGTTTGGGATCTATGGATGGGTGGGGTGATTCCCTTGTTACGGGCACACGCCAAATCCAAGTCTATAACAACACGCCCACCCCGGACCCGAATGGCAAGCACATCCGTTGTGACTTTGATGGGGCGGGCGGCACATGGACATCCGCACCATACATCAACAATGCACCGGGACGGACAACCACGTTGTTTGGGATCTTATTTGAAAAGCTTGACCCCACGGTGACTACGATGTCCATGGGTTTTAGTCCCGTGCAGATGTACCAAAGCCACAATGGCATGGCGACCCGTGCGATTAGCTTGGTGAACTGGCACTTTGCGGATGTCCATAACCGTCACGATGATGACGATGTAGCACAACCCGTGGATTGGTGTTTCCGTTCGGCCCAAATCAATAGCAAGAACACCATGGAAATCCGTGCCCGTGGCATCCGCATCCGTGCGGTGACCCATGGTAAGGGTTCCAACCCCATCAACCCATCGTTCCCCTTTGGCATCTTGAATGCCCTTGTTGGTTCGGATTGGAAGGATTGGGTTTCCCAAATCGTAGACTACACGGGTGACCCGTCAAACATCGGGAACTTCCAAAAAGATCCCCTTCGGTTGCGGGTCAAGGATTCCACCACCCATTTGACGGGACGTACCTTTGTTCCCGTGGGTCCAACACAAGGGATTCAATGGTCGGACACGACCACGACAACCACGGGGAACTTTTTGATTAGCGATGAAGAAGTGGACACCTTGGTCATTTCCGATTCCGTCAAGGGGGAAATGGTTTCTTGGACGGTCTATGGCTTTGTCCGTGACCGTGCGGAACGATTGGTATTGGATTCCATCACGGCGGTTACACGCCCAAGTGGCAACCCACGTCGGCGGGGTAGGTAATGGATTGGTTCCGTGAACTACAAGTCGTATCCGCCACACCGTTGGATGTCCATAACCAACGCAAGCGGGATGATGACCAAAGGGTTCAAGCATCCTTGGGCCAACAAGTGTTGACACCCCAAGACCCGGTGCAAGAAACCTTGACCCGTGGCAATGCATGGCTATTGGGTGCCGGGGACCATGGCGGGTTCAACTTGAAAGCACCCTATGGATTCTTGCAAGGTGTGCCGGGTTCCATCATCAAGGATTCCAATGTGACCTTGGAAGCGGAAGGTTTGACCATCGAAGGCGTCATCTTTTTGGCATCCGCCCAACAAAGTGCCAATGCGGGGGCATTGGTTAGTGTCACTAGCGGGACGGTGGTGTTCACCCATTGTTTGTTCTTGAAGCCCCAAAGTGGCACGCAAAGTGGTGACTTTGTTATCATTGCCGATGGTGCCAAGGCAATCTTCATCGGGTGCCAGTTTGGCCCCACACAAGCCAATGGGCAATACGCCGTGAATCATCTTGGTGCGGTAGCAACGGACGTTGGCATCATTGGATGTTCCAACAAGACGGGTTTGGCACACAACAATGTGACGACCGTGTTTGAGGTCACCTGATGGCAAAGTCACTACGCGAAATCACGACACAACAGTTTTCGGACGGCACCACCGCCGATGGCAATCGTATTGAACGGGCCTTGGAGGATTTCTTTGGGAAGTTCAACGGGGTCAAACCACGGGACATCCCGCGTCGGTGGATGCCCCAACGGATTGTCGGTGGGTGGCTTCCTTGTGATCCCAATAAGGATGTCCAAGGCCCAATGCCTTTCATGACGATTCAAAACCTTGTCGGTGGAACGTTGAATCATGCAACCCCGGAAGGCGGGTTCCAAAACGTATTGCGGTTCAAGGGAACCCAAACACCGGGCATTAACTTGAATGATGGGACGTTGACGGATAGCCAATGGGCATGGTCCCAAAGCTATTGTTTGAACCGTCCCGTCATCCTCACGGGATTCACCTTCTTCATCCAAAGTGATTCTTTGACCGAAGTGAAGACCACCTACACGAACGATTTCTTGTACGACAACCCACCGCCGCCCACAAAGACGGCGTTCCGTTGGGTGGATGATGCCATTGTGGAACTTTCTACGGATAGCTTGTTCTTGCCCGAACAACAAAACTTGAATGCCGTGGATGCCAATCGTGGTCTGTTTTCCTTTTCAACCGAAGTGTTGTCCACCCTTCCGATCACCCCGGCACATGAAATGAACCCCGTACACCCATGCCATGAAATCCATGGGGCGGTGGTTCAATGTGACCGTTTGTACTTGCCGCTACGGGAAAACGGGCGGTTCCGTTTGTCTTTGATTCTCCCCAAGTACGCATCGGGTAAATCTGGTTGGAACACCGTAGGCACAATGCCGTGGCAAAACAGTTCGTTTAGCTATACAATCACCTTGTTGGAAGGGTTGGAAGGTGACCGCTAATGTCCAAACTTAGTCGAAAAGGATTGTCCCGTGGGGTGAAGTTGACCCGGCAACATGCGTTCCAACCCATGTCTACCGTGGCTACGGCTTTGACCAATGTGACCCTTGATGACGTGAACATGGAAACCCCATGGGCACCAGTTCGTTTGACCATCATGTTCCCCGTGATTGATAGTCGGTTCCAAGAACTGGCTCCGTTTTCCAACGGTGTGCAAACCATCATGCCGTTCATGATGCCGCCCTTGCAGGAGTTTTTCTCATCCCAAGGTTCTACAACCCCGGATACACCACAAGTCATTCTGGATGAAATCGGGATTTCCTTTGACACCCGTGGGGAACCCGCCGTCATTGCATCGGTGGAATCCGTTGATCCAAATCCACCATACAACCCCGTCCCAGATCGTGCGGGTGATTTGAACTACTTGTATCCCAATGCCTACGACATCACCGTGTCCTTGTTGGAAAAGACCCCGGTGTATTTCCAAAACGGTTTGAAGAATAAGTATCTACCGGATCGGGAAGTGGTGAACTTCCACCTTCCCCCGGATGCCTTTGCGGGGCGTACCTTGCGGTTGAATCCGTTCATCCAATCCGGGTTGGGTAAAACCATTGACCCCTACAAGACGTACATCATCGCTTTGTACACGCCGGGATTGCACCCCAAGACGGACCAGTTCTTTTCCAACTTGGTTTCCTTCACCGTGACATTGCGGTTCCGTCATCGGTTGGCTCAACGGGACCATGGAACCAACACCCAAAACTTGCCTACGGTGCATCTGGGAAATCAAACCGGACAAACGATTCCTGTCACCACTCCCGCCGCCAATAGCTTGATCCATGCGGATCAAACCACGGGGTTCAACACGAACCTTGCCAAGTTTGATGACATGGTTGCGGGTGGTTTCCGTGCGGGGTACGGACGGGATTCCGATGTCCCCGTGTACGAACACCTGAAAAAAGATGCCGGGTATTTCATCATGGGTGTCCCTTTGTGGAATGCCTTTGGCACGGAATACATGGTGCGTGCGGGTAAGGCGGGTTCTTTGCCCTATGTGGGCACCACGAACTTTCACCAACCGACGATGGACCGTCGTTTCATTCCCATTGATTTCCCTTTCACCATTCACAACGTCATGGCCGTGGCGAACTACGTTCGTCCCAAGACCACGATCCCGCCCGCTATTGGGTTGCAACCCACATCACCCACGTTCGTCACAAAGGTTGGCGTTGGCATTGGGACGGGGCTTCGTGGTGACAACTTCAACTACCAACAAGTTGCCTATGCGGAATGGGATCCGTTGACCAAGAACAACATCTTGATTGACCGCATCAAGTTGTCCCAATCGGGACTTCTTTGTGGTGACGATTGGGATCAAGAACTATTGAACATCCCGGTATTGGACAAGGGTGTACAAGGCAATGGGTTCTATTTGCAAGGAACACCATTCTTTGCCGGGCGTGCCAACAATAAGACGATGGATCGCACAACCACCAATGATGGTGCAAGCGGGCCACAAACTCCATGGACGGCGGGACAAGAACAGTTCCTTGAAGTCCGTTGGGGGTTTGAAGATTCCAATGGCTTGGCCCCGGCACCCATTGCATCGGTTACACCGACAACGGCGGATGATTTCCCCGGTGGCGGCATTATCGGTGAAGGTACATCTGGCGGATGGGTTGACACCAACTTTGGTTGCACGATGCAAGTGGGTGAACCCACTATCCTTGCCAACCTTGGCGGTGCATCCTTGTGGTGGGCATGGAAAGCCCCCTACGATGGGCTTGTCACATGGTCAACCATTGGGTCCGTGACCGATGTAGCCATCGGTGCCTACCAAGGTGCCGCCGTGGATGCTTTGACCTTGGTGGATCAGGATCATGGTTCCGGCGGGGGTGGTGAATCCGTCATCGCTTTCAACGCTATCGCGGGCCAAACGTATTACTTGAAAGTTGAATCATGGTCGTTGATTGGACCCGCCGTAGGCGGTCCAATCAACCTATCATGGGTAATGGACACGGGTGCCGCCGCTTCCCCTTACACGATGTATGCGGGAATGGGTGGACACATGGTATGGATAACTGGAAAATGCCACATGGCACTTCCGGTTCCCGGCCCGGATGGGGACACAGATTTCTAAGAGGTAGACAATGTTGGACGACATCAAAGTAGTTCCCCTTCCCGATCCTTTTGGCGATGACCCGGAAGGTGTTGCCCGTTCCGAAGCGGCACGCAAAGAGTTGTACCGTCAACAAGGGATTGCCGCCGCCCAAGGCATGGCAAATCAATCCTTGGCCAATGCAACCGGGTTGCAAACGGCGGGCAATGATTTGTTGTCGGGCATTGATACGGCAACCACCGCCGGGAAGGCCAACATCCGTGCCCAAGGGGCGGAAGGACTTGCCGCCGGTGCCGCTAGTGGTGGAAACACGGGCAATGCCTATGCGGGTGCCTTGCAAGCGGGTTTGAATAGTGGCCGTGCCCAATCGAACTTTGGTGGCCAACAAGCCCTTCAACGTGGTCAAGCCGAACTTGGGATCCAAGAAAAGGTTGGTGATGCCCGTAGTGCCGCCGCCGCACAACAACTGGAAGCCATCAAGTTCGGTAAAGAAGCCGGGTCGAACGCCGAAGACAAGCAAAAGAAGATGGCGGATTACACCACGCGGATGCAACAAATCCTTGCCAACAACAAGCATTGGTACGGGGATGATGAAGCACAAGCACAACAGCAAATCGAACAAATGGTCGCCACCGAAGAAGACCCGGAAATCAAGGCATACTTCACCGATCAAGCCGGTCGCTATGGTCGTAGCGACCCCGGCTATGATTTCTAAGGAAGTTCAATGGGTTGTACTAAGTGCGCTTAGTTTTACGGAAAATGGGCGGATTTTGATCGCCTAAAGTTTCAAGGGGTTTCACATGGCACGAGTTATCCAAATCACCCCAATGAACAATCCTTTTGCGGGTCAAGGTGTACGCACATCCAACTATGTGGCACCACCCCACAAGACGGACTTTGAACTTGGTGATGCCGCACAAGCATTGGCATTGGCGGAAGCCGCCTACAAGTCACCTTTGTTTGGTGCATTGGCCACGGGTGGCAAGAAAATCGGAGAAGCTTTCAAGTCGGATACGGTGGAAGACCCACGGGCACAAGCGGCATTGGCGGAACTTTCCACCGAAGGCCAAGTTCCCACCATCAACAACCAACCCTTGAACCACCAGATGCCCGCGTATGATCGGTTCCGTTCCCCCATGGCGGCATCCATTGAAAATGTGGCCGATAGTGTCATGGAACCCGGAACGGTGACGCCAAAGATGCGTGGCCTTACCGAACCTACGGAAGCGGACAAATCAAGCTTCCAAGCCCAATCCGCACAACGGACTTTGGATCAAGCAACTAGGACCGTTGACCGTGCCATCGACAATGGGCAAATGGCCCAAGCCTATGTGCATGCCAACCAACCAATCCCGGATGATGTTTTGTTGAAGCAAGCGGCGGCGGAACGTGCCCGTGCAAGCCTTCCAAATCGCCCCGTAGAAGCCCGTCCCGCACAACAAGGGGTTGTGGCCGCACCGCCCGTGGTTTCACGTCCCACAACCCCACCGGTTGCCGATACCTTTGAAGCCAAGTTGGCTACGGTCACGGACATCAACAAGTTGGAAGCATTGGTCCAACGGTTGCCGCCAACCGATCCACGCCTTGTTGCCGTCAAACAACGGATTGATGACCTTGCGGTTGATCAGACTATCAATCCTCCAAAAGCGGAAACACGGTTCACGATTGATCCACGGCACATCTATTCGCAAAACGAACTGGAATCCTTGGCCCATGCGATGGCACGGGGACAAGGAACGGCACAAGATCGTCGCAACTTGATGGAAGCTTTCCAACGGTCGGAAGGTCGTGGGGTTTCTATTGGTTCCCTTGAAGATTTGATCACGGGGAATCACATTGCCCGTGCCGGGGATCGTTTGTCCGCCATCCTTGCTTCGGGTACGCCCAAGAAATCCGAAGAAGAACTTCAAATCGAAGAAGCCTACAAGCGTGCCATGGGCTTGTCCGCCATGAATCGTGGTCAAGCGGCTATGCAAAATGCCAACACCAATGCGGAAATCAAACCAAAAGAAGTTGCCGCCAAACAACAACAAGTGGATGTAAATGAAGCCAAAGATATTGGGACCGGCCCGAAGGCACCTCCTCCGGGACAAAAGGCCGGGGGCATGTTGGGTGTGAAACAAAGCGAGGCGGAAGAAAAAGCCCGTCATGATAAAGCTAAGGAAGAAATCGATGCCGCCAATGAAAAATCATTGGAAGCTTATCGGAAGGACATTGGCAAAGCGGCTAGGGTACGGGCATCAAAAGCCGGACAAAAAGCAAAAAATGATGGGTTGTCCAAGGCACAACAACAATCGGCGGAACTTCGGGAAAATGCCCAAAACCATCGGGACCAAATGCGTTCCTTGGATTCCGAAGAACGCATGTTGAATGCCGAAATCCGGGAAGCGGAAAAGCATCCAAAACCGGGTTACGATCGTCCCGATGAAGATATGAATCCCCAAGGTGCCCAAAAATGGGATGACAAAATGGATGCTTGGAAAGCACATCGGGATGTTTTGAAGAATGCCCCGAAAAGGCTTCAAGAAATCGAAGCCAAACGCAATATTGTACGGGAAGAAACAAAGAAGGAATCGGTTCGGATTCGTTCTGGTAAAGCCCCATCTTCGGATGAACCAACCAAACCAACTACCGAACCCGCACCAAAAGCACCGACCAAGGATTTGAAAAACGAGTTCACGGGTGACGAATAATGCCAACGCTTGGTGAAAAAGTAGCGGAACTGAAAGCCCGTGGTGAACCCATTGAATCCATCCGTAAAGGTATGGAAGATGCCTATGGTTTGTCCGCCAAGGCTTTGGGTGCATATTGGGATACGGACTTGGCGGATTTGAACCGTGCCCGAAAGGAAGTGCAATCCTATTTGCCCAAGGCATCCAAGTCGGTTCTTTCGGGCAAACCACCCATTCAACCGACCCTTGAACAACAACTTGGTCCGGGTGGCAAGGATGTCCCACCATCAACGGTGGATCAACCGCACCCATTGACGGGTGAAGTAACCCCGGCACAAGCCATTCCCGTCCCATCGAATCCTTTGACGGAAGAAAATCCCGGCCACATCCGACCAAAGCGTGCAACACCCAAGTTGGAAGGTGGGCTTCTTACACATCCCATCGAAGAACTGAAACACACGGGCAATGCCTTGTATGGGTTTGGCAAGGAACTTTTGACGGGTCGCACGATGGAAGATTACCCCCAAGATGGGAAGTCTTCGGTCATGCACGGGCAAGGCGGGGAAGAACCCGAACCCAAGTTGTTTGATACCGTGAAACACGCCGGGGAAATGTTGGCGGGTAAAGGACGCAAATCCGCTACTACGGAAGCCTACAAAACATCCTTGGAAGATTTGGAAGAACGTGGACGCCACCACCCCATCGTCAATGCGTTGTCCGATGCGGGCGATTTTGTCATGGCCCCGATGCAACTAGCGGGACAAGTTTTGTTGCCCAAAGAAGTGGATGAACAAAACACCCTTAGTTCCCAAGGGCGTGCCTTTGGTGAAAACCTTGCGGGTGGTTTGACGGGCGGTTTGTCAGCACAACTGGAAAACCCCGGAAAGATGATTTGGGGTCGTCCCGTTACATCCGCCGCCATGTTGGCCCCATTTGCCAAAGCGGCTTTGAAAGGTGCCCCGGCCTTGGCACGGGTTGCGGGGGAAATCCATCCTACTTTGGAAACGAAGTTGATGGCCCCCGTTGGGGAAACCGCCATTGGGCGATCGACTTCCAATGTGCTAAGCAAAGCCACATTGTCCGCACTTGATCAAATGCGGAAGGTTGGCCCCGAAGTACATGGTAAAAATGCCGGTGCCCATTTTGCGGATTTTCTAAGCAATCTCCCGAAGGAATCAAATCGTTGGATCAACAATGCCGTGGAAATGGGTGACCCGGCATTGACCGCCATCGTGGAACAAATCATCAAAGATCCGGGCCAAGCGGCATCGGAACTGAAATCCCTTGGTGAACGTATGGCACGCCAAGCGGAGAAGACCGGAACGGCAAGCCCCGTTGAACCATTGGGTATGGCCGATGCGGAAGCTTCTTTGCGTTCCAAATGGGAACGGGAAATCCGGGATGGATACAAGAACCCCAATAGCAAAGCCGCCGATGCCAAAGTCCAACGCTTGTTGGATAAAGCGGCACAAGAAGGAACCCAACCTTGGTTGGAAGGTGGTCCGATTCGTGATGTGCATGGTGTCTACGACGGTGCTAAAGGGGCGGTGGAAGTAGCCAAACGTTCTTTGCCCGAAGACATCGTTTATGAAAATGCCCGTAAGGCGTCACAGGAAAACTTCGCCAAGGCTAATCCTACGATTGCCGCATTGGCACTTCGCATTGCCGCCAAGTTGGAAGCCCCGGTGGAAGTGGTTCAAGATGCTTTGATGGCACCGTTGGATCACCAAAGCCTTGCGGCCATCCATGACCCAACGGTCTTGAAAGCCGTGTTGAAACGCATCCACGAAGCGGACCCGACACGCACCCCGGAAGTAGTCAAAGGAATCATCAAACCCTATTTGGATGTTCCGTTGACGGAAGAAGTGCATTTGCCTGAAATCGCTAAGGCGGGGAACTTGATGGGATTGCCGGAGATCATCCGCGAAGAATCCATGAAGATGTCCCAAACGGCAAGGGCCAATGTCATTCGTACCGTCACCCAAAAGTTGGCGGACAAGTTGCAAGGGGAAGGCACGGCACGTGGCTTGTTGAAAGAAAGCCGCCGCTTTGGTCATGAAGACCTTTTCAAGATCCAAACCCCCGAAGAACAAGCCGCCTTTGATGCATACCAAGAAAGGTTCCGGGAAAACATCGCAAAGAACTTGACGGGTGGTACGGCGGAAGATGTCACCTTGAAGCCAACACCTTTGTCTTTCAAATGGGCGGCACAAGTCATCCGTGCCGTTTCCAAAGGTGAACCCGTCCCATTGGTATTGCCAAAGGGCATCACCCGCGAACAAGCAAAGTTGGCTTTCAAGGCATTGGCATCACCCGGTTCGGAATATTTCTTCCGTGACACGATGGGGATGGACTACGCCAAGGTTCCGGGCATTGCTTTGTATTTGTCGGATAAGTTTGACAACTTCCGCAATCCCCAAGCCCATGTTCCCGGACATCAAGCCGGGGAAGTACATCCCGATTTGCACCAAACCTTGAAGTACGAAGATTTGGCCCGTAAGGGGATCCAAGGATCGGATGCCCTTGGGATGATCAATCAACTTTCCAAGGGCAACTTGACAACCCGTAGTCCCCATGCGGCCATCAATAACTTCACGTCCAATGCGGCCATGCAATCATCCCGCCGTGGCAATCCGCTTGTTTGGTCGTCCGCATTGAACATGGCACGGAAGTTCCAACAGTTTCTTTCCGGGGTTGAAGAAACGGGTGGGGCTTTCAATCCCATGAAGTTGACCCTGGAAGAAGGGCGATTTTTCCGTGCTATTGAAAAGACGGGTGCGTTGGATACCGATGCCATCGCACAAGACGTGGGGTTGATGAAGGTGGGTTCCAACTTGAACCCGCTTCGGTTGTCGGAAAAAGTCTATCGCCATTTGGGTGATAACGCTTTCAAGTTGGAAGAAGCACACCACAACTGGAATACCCTTGATGGCTACTTGGAAACCTTGGGGGAAGGTGAAAGCATTACTGGGGATTTGTCCCCTAGCCGTAAGGTCACCTTCACCAAGGAACGTGGCAATACTTTGGTTTCGGGTCCGGGGATTAGTGAAACACCCATCCAACTTAGCCCGGAACAACTGGATGCCATCAAAGCCCGTGTTGCCGTACAACCCGCACAAAACATGTTTTTTGACTATGGTGACACGGGGTTGTTCGCTAAATGGTTGAAACAAGCCCCCATCCTTGGCATTGCAAGTCCGTTCTTCACATGGTCCTACAAGGCTTTGGATGTCCCTTTCGTGAAGAAAGGCTTGGTATCCCATGTGATGGATTTGCCGTTTTCCATCGAAACCAATAGCCCCGCCGTGGCCTTGAACCAACTTGGCCAAGCGGTTGGGTTGGTTGCCCGTCGTGCGGCTTATACCAGTGCCGCACGCAATGATTTGTTGCAAAACGAAAACGGGCAACTAGGCACCGTGCTTCGTCGGGAACCCCGTCAACTTCGGATGTATTGGGCAACCATGTTGGGTGACCCACGGTACATGGGTGGCTATGACTATGGGAAGTTCAACTGGATGCAACCATCCCAAAAGTTGTTCCAACTTCTTGCGGGTGCCGGGGTTGAACTAACAAAACCGGATTTGAAATCCTTGCCCAAGGACCAAGCCAAACGTGCCATCCGAACCAATGAACTCTTGAAGATGGCGGACACGGGACAACTTTATTCCAAGAATGATGTCCTTGATCTGGTAGGTATGGCCGGTTCACCCATCCTTGATGTGATCAACTACTTCCAAGGAAAAACGGAACATAAAAAAAAGGTTTCCCTTGAACAATCCATGCAAAAGTTTTCTGGTGCCTTGTTGTCGGGTGTAGGCAAAGACATTTTTAATGTGGCCACAGGAGCATTCCAAGACAAAACGGGAATACACATTTTTGGATCTCCTCGTCACAATGCCGTGGATCCCACGTTGCAAGAACCCTTTGTTCGCTACGTTGTACGCCAAATGACGGGCATGGGATTCAACATCAAGAACGTGGTGGATACGACCAATCCCGCAAAGCCTTATAGCTACTACCGTGAACTACAAGACGAATGGTTAGACACACTTCAAGTTTCAGACATGAAATCAAAAGCCAAAGCGGACTTGGCCGAAGCGAAACGGAATGGGGATTTGGAACTACAAGTTGCGGCAAGGAACCGTTTGCGTACCGCAAACATGTTGGAACATGCCGTCAAAGGGGAAATCCGTTCTATGTACGGCCATTGGGCCAAAGGTGCCCGTGCCCTCGGATTGAAACCACCGCCATGGGAAGCACCAGAAGAAACCGATGAAATGCCTTCCTACAACAAGTCCAAGGAACAAGTAGACAAAGAACTAGAAGATTTGAACAAACAAGCCTTGGATGAAATCGAACAAGAACATTCCCTTGACGAACCAAAACCCTGAACGTATCCTATAACCGTGGTGCCTAGACAAAGGTTGCCACAAAAACAGGTGAAACAATGTCTACCCCAACCGGTTCCATCTTCCTTACCGACCTAAACCTTGTTGGGGTTCCCCAAACATTGAACTTCCGAAACCTTGCTGGTTTCGACGCCCAAGAAGTTCTGGTTTGCAATGATGACCAAACGCACATCTATACCGTGACCGTACAAGGTTCATCTTGTTCCCTTGGTCCGGGTGAAAAGTTGAAGTTCCCCGGAACCATGTGGGAAATCACTTTGAACGGTACGGGTTTCGCACGGGTGATGGCGGCGGAACTTACGGGCAACCTTCCCGACTTTTCGGGTATCACCGTAGTTGGCGGTGGTGGTGGTGGCGGCGGTGCCCCCGCAAACGCCCAGTATTTGCTTTATGGTGCGGGTGTTCCCGGTGCCCTTACGAATGCCCATGCCACGGAAGCCCTTGGCGTGCCCATCTTGTTCCAACTCTTGGATTCCGGTGGTGAACACACGGTCGGTTATCCGATCGCCCTTACGTTGAATAACCAGACAACGACCATCACGGATGGTGGCGTTGGTTTGGTCTTCCGCGTGGAAGATTTGTCCGGTGGCACGGACTATGGCCAGTTCAAGTTCCTTGGGGATTCCCTTCATTCCAAGTTGACCGTGACGGGTAAGACCGGGGCATCCTTTTTCACCTTCCGTCATACGGCGGGCGGTGCCCCCGCCGGGTTTGTCCTTGAAAACGGACAAGATGGTTTGTTGGCTACCCAAGGCGGCCATGCCCTTTACCTTGCGGCAACAAGCGGTGGTGGCGTTTGGATCCACGACAATGGACATAACATCGTCAAGTTCACGACGGGATTGGCCACTTTCCAAGAAGCATCAAAAATCACAACGGACACGCACAACCTGACCGTTGAAGGTCTTAGTTTGACCCTTGAATCGACAGGTGGTGGTGCGGGAATCCTTATCGGTTCTACCACGGTAGAAGTGGATGCCAATGGTAATGCTTGGTTGTTTGATGCCGCCGGAGCATTGAATGCCCCATCCACGGAAATCAAGACCATTGCGGATGCCACGGCGGATACATCCGCCCCGTCATGGGGCCAAGTCAAAACCTACGCCAATGCCCTAGCATCGCGTCAAGTTCTTTCGTGGGGTGCTTCTTCCACGGGAACAACGGGCCAACAACTTCGCTTGCAATACGGCCCGCCCTACACGGCGGCCACATCGTCATCGTCAACGGACACGGTTTTCTTGACGTTTGACAATGGGTCCATCACGGCAGGGCATCTCTTTGCCGTCACCGCACCGACGGGCGTGGATGATCAAATCTTCACCGTCTACAAAAACGGTGTGGCCACGGGCATGACGGCCACCGTCCCGGTGGGGTTTGTCGGCTCAAGCGTGGCATTTGCGGGGGGGCCTATTGCTTTTTCTTCCGGGGACGTGATCCAAATCGTTTCGGATGTCGGTGCCGATGTAACCGATGTGGGTGCCCAAATCGTAACCGCTTTTCTTCGCGTGACCTACAACTAATACACCTTGTGCTGCGGACATCTAAAAAAAGGAAATGCACATGTTGGAAAAGTTGATTGAATATTGGCCTTTGTTGACCGCCGTTGCGACGGCATGGGCATGGTCAATGAAGTTGTTGGTTGGTATTTCACGGTC